GGAATTTGAATTTCCAGCACCAATATATTTACCAGGTGATGAGTATGCATTAGTTATTATTTCAAATAGTTCTGAATATCAATTATGGACAGCAATACAAGGATTGAGTCCATTGAGTACGGCATCGATTAGTCCTACTATCAGAATACCGAAACAACCAAATATTGAAACATTATATTTGCCAACTAATGCAGGAATGCCACAATCATCTCCAGGCGAAGCATTAATGATGAGAGTTAATAGATGTCATTTTACTACAATAAATCAAGGTAATATAATCTTGATGTCTAATTCATCTAGTCAATCAGCAGCTACAACTAATGTTTATTCTGATGCTTATAAATTTAATTCATCACTAATGCAATTTGATAGTTCAACAGTTGGTTTTGCATATAAGACTACTAATACGGCTGGAGGATATTCAACAACAAATTATGTGACGGGTGAAAGAGATAAAAATGTTTATCTTGATGAACGAATGATAATGCAGGCCAATACAGCAAATTGTTTTAGTGCTCATATTACAATTCGTTCTACTTCAAAATTTGTTTCTCCGATGATTGATCTTTCGAGATTTAGTTTAACTACTATTGAAAATGATGTTGATAATGCCACCATTGCAGATGCACAGGTATATATAGTTAATGCCGGATCAAGTTATACATCTTCAGCGGTTGCGACTATTTCTGGAGGGAATGGTACAGGCGCTACAATGTCTTTAACAGTTGCTGCGGGATTAATTACTGCCACAACAATTACTGATGGAGGTTCTGGATATACAGCAACCCCAACAGTAGTAATAACAGATTCAGGACATACTGGTAGTAACTACGCAAATGTTGTTATTAGTAGTGAATTAGATCCACAAGGTGGACCTATTAACGCTAAATATATTACAAGAAAAGTTAATCTTGAAGATGGTTTTGAAGCAGAAGATATAAAAGTTATTATTAGTGCTTATAAACCAGAAACTGCAAAAATACACGTGTATGCAAAAGTATTAAGTCCAGATGATCCATCATCATTCGATGATAGAGATTATATACAATTAACACAGGAAACAGCTGCTTCTGTTCATTCTTTGAACGAAGATGATTATAAAGAGCTTGTATATAAATCTCCTGGAGATTCAATTGATTATATAGATGATAGCGGAACTAATTATAAGAAATTTAAAACATTTTCAATTAAGTTATGTTTACTTTCTTCTAGTACATTAAAAGTTCCTAAAGTGAAAGATTTAAGAGCAATAGCATTGGATGAGTAAAGTACAAACCGAAGATCCACGTTTTGTTAGGGACATACATTCAAAGGCACTTTTAGCCACTGATAAAGAAGCCCTAAATAGACATAGATTATCTCGTCAAGCTACCCAGAAGTTTCTTACAGAAAGAGAAGAACATAAGGCTGAGCTTGACAGATTAAGTAATACTGTGGATAAAATAGAAAAATTATTAATGAAAGTTTTAGAAAAGGATAAAGATGGCAGCTAATGTAGCGTTATCAGATACGTTTGATTTATGGAGAACACGTTCAAATCAACTTTTGATGTACACTCAAACCGCAGGTGGAAAAGACGTATTGCACGTTTCTAATACTACCAATTCAACATCTAATACAACAGGTGCTATTACCTCAAATGGGGGTATAGGAATTAAGTCTTCAGCTGTTATAGGTGGAAGTGTTCTCGTTCACACGAATTTGAATGTTAATGGAGATACAAGTTTAGCAGGTCACACCAATATTGGTGATACCGCAGCGGATACGTTGTCTATTGTAGCAAGAGTAGATACAGATACTATTCCATATACAAATGGCGATAGAAATTTTGGTAATTCTACATATCGTTGGGGAACTGTTCATGTAAGTGGAATTGCAGGTGCTAATTCATCTGCTTCTTTACTTATTCCGGGAGGAACAAGTGCGGAACGCTCAGGGACAACAGGAGCAATTAGATGGAATACAACTTTAAGTAGATTTGAAGGAAATACAGGAACTTCTTTTTTCCCATTAGCAGAACCTGCTGACCAAGATGGCGATACAAAAATTCAAACGGATAATCAGAGTGATGAAGATATAATTAGATTTTTTACTGGTAATTCTTCAACACTATCAACTGAAAGAGTTAATATTGGAAATTCCGGAAATGTTGCAATCGGAATGGGAGCAACTACTGGTGATGCGATGTTACACGTTGAAGGTACTGCTAACGTTACCGGTACTGTAAACTTCACAAATAGGACCAATTTAAAGGGTAATACGCATATTACAGGCGGTGCCTGGGCAAACGTTGTTGTATCTGATTATGTGAATTTTGCTACAGAATCTATGACGTTAGATGCTAATACAGTTATTATGACAGGTAATTTAGTTGTTCAAGGAACTAGAACCTATAATGATACGACTATAATGGTTTCCGAAGACAAAACAATGGTCTTTGGTCTAGCAAGTAATGTTTATAGTGATTCAGATGCCAGTTCTGGTACAATTACCTCACAGAGAAATAATTCAACTGAGACACATGGATTATCTGTTTCGGATAAAGTTTTTATTACAAATGCTGGGACTTCAGGGATAACAGCAGAAGCAATATATGTAGTCGCTACAGTACCAACAACAACTACCTTTACTTTAACAGGGTTTTCTGGAACAGGTACATTGGATTTTGCAAAGGCTCATACGGATGCTACAGCATCAGGTGGAGGTATAATTTTACCCGGTGCTACTGTACACAGTATATTATATAATAGTACAGTTGGGAAATGGGTTGCTTCTGATGGATTAAAGAGTAATGGAGCTGCACATTTTACAAGTACTATAGATATGGATGGGGATTTAGATATTGATGCAGATATCGTCCACGATGGTGTATTTACGCATGCGGGAGCATTTAAAACAACTGCCGGAAGCTCTGCTGCTGCTAATTATATATTAAGAAGCGGGGACGCTGCCGGTACTAGTACGTGGGTGGCTTTTGGAATATATAATTCAGCTGGCACAAGACTTGGACCATAATTATAAAGACGATGAAAACAAATGGCATCACCGTTAAAGGTAATAAATTCTGGGGCAGCTCTCCAAGAGATGACCAACACAGAAATAGACAATATGATTGTTCCTCTTGTTTTGCAGGAGTTTGCATCTAATCAGACGTATAATGTACGTGGGAATGCAACTGCATATGCAAATAATTCTGGTAATGCAGGCACTCTCGATAACAGGCTTCGTAATGATGATGTAGGTGACCATCCAATTTCTGCAATCAATTTTTCTACAACAACATGGTCTATTCAGCAAGAACAATCTAATTCTGCTGGTATATCTAATGTAATTTATCCTACCAAATGGATTACTTCTGGTGGTAAATTACAACAAATGAATACTTCTGATTTACAAACTACCATTTTAGCTAGAGTTGCCACTCATTGGAAAACAACTACTTATCCTGTTGGTGGTTATTATTTTGGAACTGCAGCTCCCGATTCAGATACATGGATTTATTGTGGTGATGTTTTAGCAGAAACTTATAGACAGGCTGGAGCTGATAGTTCAACTGATTTTAAGTTATGGAGAAAAACATCTCCAAATGCTACCTCAGGTTCAAGGCCAGTTTTTAATAGAACTGCCGATGATGGTGTTCAAGAAATGTCTGATGCTGAGATTAAAACATTAGCCGCGGAATGGAGAAATTATCTATTTAATGTTGAATCTATTGGTCATTATCAAATAGTATCAGGCGCCTCTGCACCCGGTACTGGAACATGGACTCAAGTAGGCGGATATACAGATTATTTAACAGATACAGGAAATGTAATATATTCTCAAGGATATGAAGGAATATATTCTATGATGTATGAAGGAATATATTCCAATCAATATGAAGGATTATATTCAGGACAATTTGCGGGGTTTTATTCAGGACAATTTACTGGCATATATTCAGGACAATTTACGGGATTATATTCACGTGGTTATGAAGGGTTTTATTCTCAAGGTTATTCTGGGGGATATGAAGGTGGATATCAAGGACCATATGTAGGGGGATATACCGGTTCGTTTATAGGTGATTACCGCGGTGATTATGAAGGAAGCTATATTCTTACTTATGGATCTGGTGGTGAATCACCTAATCCTCGGGGCTCATCCGAAGGTCCTGCATACGCTGGTACATATTCTGGTACATATTCTGGTGTATATTCGGGAACATTTGAAGGGATATACTCGGGCGTATATTCCGGGGTTTATTCAGGACAATATTCAAACCAATATGCAGGGTTTTATTCCAATCAATATGAAGGGATCTATTCTCAAGGGTATCAAGGAATATATTCACAAGGGTTTGAAGGATTTTACTCACAAGGGTTTGAAGGATTTTATAGTATGTTTTATATTGGAATTTATAGTAATCAATACACCGGAATTTATTCTAATCAATATACAGGATTAACAGTGTTAGCCTCATTAGGTTCTCAAGCGTATACATTCTGGAAAAGGATTGCATAATGGCAGCCGATGGAAAATTATTAAGAATATATCCTCTAGGTGGAAACACAGAACTTAGTGATACAGCCGGCAAATTATATAAGGGATCTGTAACAGAAACTGGCAGTGGTGCTTCTGCTAACATTGGTAAAATAACAACCATTACATCACATCCTGCTGCTGGAACATATGATGATGTATTTGCAGCTGGCGATTATCTTGTTATTAGACACCAACAATATGGAATGTTGGGTGTTGGACAATGGATTAAAGTTGAATCCGTTGCAAGCACCGGTGCATCTACAGAATTAACATTAGAAGACAACACAGCTGAATTTTATAGTTATTTAAATTCTTCCGGAGCAACTTATACCGGGCAAACTAGTGTTGGAATTACATTTGAAAAGGTAATGGGTTGGGGTGTTAGATCTTTTACCCAGGATCAAGTAGATGATTCTATAGTTCCAGAAATAATGAATCGATGGGGAAGTTATACAAAAGGAACTGCCACACATGATGATTGGAAAGGGCATATAAAACCCCTAGCCGGTACATCTAATACAGCTGGTTATAATTTGTTAGGAACTGTTGCAGAGAGATATAGAACGCCAGGTGTTGTTGGTGATCACCCTGTTACAAATACTGTAACTACAACCAGTTTTTCATTAGAACAATGTGTCGGTGCAAAGCCTTTTAATGGCGCATCAAATTTCGCAGGAGAAGTAGACTTTGTTGATGATTTTGATAGTATTTTGCTTTTTCTGGGTATTGATGAAACTGCCGCAGATGGTCAAAAATTATATCAAATAGCAAACACTCAACATCAAAGTATGACATATGGGATTCTTCCCAGATGTAATGCATATTTTTCTGCAAGTGCAAATACTGTTGGTTCTTATCATATTGGAACTTCAGCAGGAGATTCTGATACTAGTTCTTGGCATGATGAAACATGGTATACAGATACAATAATTTCATCTTCCGGAACCGCAAACGTTGCATATCATCTTTATAGAAAAGAATCGGGGGCCGTTAGAGCTTGGAGTGGTACAAGATTATTATCAAATGCTAATACAGAAGCAAGAGCCGCAAATTCTGTTACACATTGGGCCGGGGCTAATGCTGATTATATTGCAGTCGGCAATTATCCGCGCGCAGCAACAGATGAGGTAATATTTAAACCTGTTTTTAATGTTAATGAGGCGGCGTGTGATGAAGTTAAAGAAGCATCTGCAATAAATGCTTTTGGTCATTCAGCAGTCTTACAAGGTTCTGCCGATGATGCAGGCTTACACTTATATTGGATTGAACATCTATGCAAATCAAGTTCATATATTGGACAATATGATTTTGTATCAGGTAATACTGCCCCTGGAAATTCAGGAGCAATAACTCAACAAGAAAATGTCAATCTTACAGTAGTATTTACATGTGCGAGTCATGGTTTATCTATAGATGATCCGATAGTAATTACTGCTGGTGGCGGAACTGCTCTACCAGCCAATATTTCTGCGTCTACAACATATTATGTTCAAGTAGGTGAGGCCACTGTATATAGGGGAATAAACGGTATAGACAATAACTTCTGTTTATCTACTTCAGTTGGTGGATCTAAGATTGCATGGTCTAGTGGCTTTCAAGGTGATGTTAATCCAGATCATACTTTCGTGGTGGGAGCTGGTACATGGGTATTTTGTGGTAATGTTTATGATAAAGTAACAACAGTTGGCGATGTAATATATTCTCAAGGATATGAAGGAATATATTCTATGATGTATGAAGGAATATATTCATCATCTTATGAGGGCATATATTCCCAAGGGTTTACTGCTGGTTATGCGGGCGGTTATACTGCCGGTTATACTGGCGCTTATGCTGGTGGTTATACTGGCGCTTATGCTGGTGGTTATGCTGGCGGTTATGCAGGCGGTTATACTTTAACTTATGGATCCATGGGTGAAAGTCCTAATCCACAGGGATCCTCTGAAGGCCCAACATATTCCGGAACTTATTCCGCAACTTATTCCGGAACCTATTCTGCAACTTATTCCGGAACTTATTCTGCAGTTTATTCCGGAACTTATTCTGCAACATATTCTGGGACTTATTCACAAGGGTTTACAGGAATTTATTCTGCTGCTTATGGCGGAATTTATTCTGGTCAATATACAGGAATTTATTCTAATCAATATACTGGTATAACAGTATTTTCAACTCTCGAAGAACAAAATTATAGTCTTTGGAAAAGAACTGCCTAAATATAATTAATAACACATTATGAAGAGGAAAGATGGTTGACACAACAGAAGTCGCTGCAGAGCAGTGGACTCATGATACAATGATTGAAGGTCTTTGGCGCTCAGCCGAAAAGAGGGAAATTTCTATTTTATATGAACGGGAAGATAAGTCTAGATATTCCGGACAAGCTTTAGAAGATTCCCGAGAATGGAAAGATTTTTTTCACAAATTTACGATTGAAGAAGTTGATGCCTTTACAGATACACATCGTGGACAAAGAGAAGCCCGCGGTCCACGGCCAAATCAAGATAAAGAAATACGTAAAAGAGAAGATAAGCAAGCAGGAGAAAGAAAGAAAGCTGCTGATGAATTAGAAACTCTTTTTCGAGCAAAATTAGAAGCTTTTGAAATTCCAGAAGTTAGAGATAGTGACAATAGAGAATTAAGATCTCGTATTAGAAAATCTAAATCTTTAACAGAAATTTCTGCTGTGATTGCTGCAATTATGACTTTATCTATTATTAGGGTAACCTTAAAAGCAGATAATCTTTTAGATGAAGAACCAGAAAAAGATATTTCTGGCACTATTGAAGAAGTAGCTAATGAGATCCCTAAGGATGAGGACTGATGAAGGTTTTTTATTAGTAGCTACTAATTTGAAGCCGTATCACACCGCGGCACAAATGTTAGCAGATAGTTTAAAAGAATTTGCTCCGAACCACCCCGTAATACTTTTTACAGAAGATAGATGGATTAATGATCCCGGGAACCATATTTTTGATAAGGTTTACGGTGGAATGCCTCCTTCTAATCGAGCAAAATTATTAGCTTTAAAAGATACCCCTTTCGATATTACTTGTTATCTAGATTCTGATATGGTATGTATTCATCCGGATGCACCTTTAATTTTTAAAGGTTTAAAAGATGGGTATGATATGGCTTGGACTAAAATTAGAACATATGCTGCAGCTATGGTTTGGTGGGATAAATCTAAATTAAAAGTACCACATGGTGGAATGTGTTTATATAGAAAATCAGATAAAATGATTTCTTTTATGGATGAATGGTGGGAAAATTGGAATTGGAAAAGAAATCAAACATGGGAATGGGATGAAAGATGGACCGGCAAATATCCTTATTGGGAGACTAGAGGATGGGATCAATTTCCTTTGCACTTAATGATGGGTGTTATTAGACAGGATGATCCATGGTATAGGCCTGATATAAAATGGCATTGGGTATATGGTGGTGTTCCGCCTTGTATTCCCGGCAGCCCTGATTGGGACGAAGGAAGAGATTCAAGATGGAATTGGATAATTGGGTATAACAATGATAAAGAAGGCATAAGTAAAGATGAAATAGTTTTTCATGATTATTCGTGTTTACTATTTAAAAGTCAATATCAAAATGGAAGAATATGAGTACTCATACAATACATCTTGCAAAATATTGTAATGATTTAGAAGTTTTAGATATCCTAGAAGAAATTGGAGATTATTTGGATAGTTTAGATCCAAAAAAATTTAAAATTCCCAAATCAAGACAAAATAAACCAGAATGTTTTAATGTTATTTGCGATCAATATTTAAGCGAATTTAGAAAAAAAATTAGGCCTGGACCTCCATGGCATCAAAATATTCATGATCTTTTATTAAATTTAAATACAAGACATCGAAATCGAAAAATTGCTGGGCTCGCAACTACTTTAGGGAAACGAATAACAGGGAGGAAACAAGCTCTTAGTGCTATATATCCACCAGGAGGATATTTGGCTTGGCATCATAATGCTGATGTACCAGGCAGAAATTTAATATTCACTTGGTCTAAAACAGGTGAAGGTGTTTTCAGATATAGAAATTATACAAAAGGATACTTCTTTGATATTCCAGATCATAAAGGTTGGAATGTAAAATCGTTTGATTGGTTTAGTCATGGTGAATCTGAAAAAGAAGGATATTCATGGCATTGTGCTGGTACGTCTTGTATGAGAGCAACTCTTGCTTTTGTTATTCATAATAATCCGATGTCTGATGCAATGTTAGAAGAAGATTTTAATTTGACACCTTGGAGCCCAGGGTGTTTTATTAGTGAAGAAGATATGCATCATAAATCAGAATGGTGGGATATTAATAAAGATAATATTATTAATAGTTCATTAGATTCGGAATTAATTAAAGAACTTTATAATAGTCCTTCTGGTGTAAAAAATGGCCCACGCTAATTCACCAACGGAAAAAAAGGCTCCTTATATAAGAATACAAAGCAAATGGTTTAAAAATAATTGTAAAAAAATTATTGATGAATTTGATGAAAGTTGTACCCGCGGAACAACGCTAGGTGGCAATATAAATGATAAAAGAAAATCAGATGTTTTTCTTTATGATATTTGGAAATTAGATTTACCTGATTTTCAAAAAGTAGTCATTTATAAAATTAAAGAAATATTTACAACAGAAAATAAAAGATATCACTATGATTTAGATTATTCTTCTATAAACGTTCAATTTACTAGATATAAAGCAGGCGAATTTTATGAATGGCACACAGATGATGCATTTATTTACACTCATAAAAAACATAATAATGTAAGAAAATTAAGTATAATGTGTCCTTTAAATGCTGGTGAATATGAAGGGGGCGAATTACAAGTAAAATTAGATTATCAAGAAGAACCTAGAAATATAAACATCGAACCGGGTGATATAATAATATTTCCTAGTTTTACATTACATCGAATCCTTCCCATAACTTCAAACACACGATATTCGTTAGTTGCGTGGATCTCAGGACCTCCATGGAGATAAATACAATATATGCAAGGGTTCCAAACCCTGTTCATAATCATATTGTAGGAACTGAACAATGGCAATACCGCAAACACGCGAACAACTTAAACAATACTGCCTTAGAAATTTAGGTCATCCAGTTATAGAAGTCAATGTTGATGACGATCAATTAGAAGATCGTATAGATGAAGCTATACAAATCTGGAATGATTATCATTACGATGGCGCCGAAAAAATCTATTTAAAACATCAAGTAACAGCAACAGATATTACCAATGAATACATATCAGTTGGTGAATCTATTAAGAGTATTATTAAAGTATTTCCTATAGATTCAACATCTGGAAATATTAATATGTTTGATGTAAGATATCAATTAAGATTAAATGATATATTTGATTTGAGCAAACAACAGCTTTCAGGCTATACTGGAGCAATGCAACACTTGAGTTTAATAGAAAATTTATTTAATCAATCACCTTCATTTAGATTTAATAGACATTCAGATAAAATTTATCTTGATATTGATTGGGATAAAGAATTAACTGTTGACAAATACTTATTATTTGAATGTTATAGAGCCGTAGACCCAGAAGACTTGACTGATGCATATAATGATCTTTGGTTAAAGAAATATGTAACAGCAATATTTAAAAGACAATGGGGATCTAATTTATTAAAGTATGAAGGCATGCAATTGCCCGGTGGAACAACATTAAATGGTAGACAAATTTTTGATGATGCATCTACAGAAATACAAATGTTAGATGATGAAATTTTTACTAAGTATCAATTACCTGACGATTTTATAGTAGGATAAAATGAAAACATTTAAAACTTTTATAGAAAGACCTGAGTTCTGTGACGTTCCTGGTGGGGTTAAAAATCCAGCTCTTAAAGCACGTTGTTCGGAACCAGAAAAACCTAAAAGCGCGCAGCTTGCTCCAGATATTAGATCAAAAGAATTGAAAGATAAAAAAGATAAATGGAAAAAATTAGGTTTAACCACTAAAGAACAACAAGAGCTCGAAGTAAAATGAAATCATTTCAAGAATTTTCTGAAAGAATAATGAATACAAAACAGCAAGTCGATCAAATGAATCATTATTGGAAAGATCTTGACCACATGGCTTCTGATGAACGAAAAAAGAAAAGCATGCAAAGCCGATTCGGTATCAAAAATATCAAAATAGATAAAGGAAATATTGTATCGTTTGAATCAGTTCAAGAAGGATTATTTTCAGATAATATAAAAATATCACCACCAAAGGCTGATATTGATCGAGCAAAAATGTATCTTGATGCGTGGAATTCTGATGTTGAATGGGATGGAGATTCTTTTGAAGTTGATGAGGGAGATTGGACTAATGATCTAAGTTCTAAATTATCATATATGTCAGGAGATCCTAAATGGGATTGGAGTAAACATCCTGCAAATTGGAAAAAGACAGCATGAAAACATTTCAAGATTTTTTAGATGAAGAAATTAATTTGCCTATAGAAGTTGGTGATATTGTTCTTGGTGGAAAATTTAAAAATAGAAGAATAGAAGTAAAAGAAATTGGTGAAAATGAAAAGGGGGATATTACTATTAATGGAAAATCGATTCTAAGAATTAGAGTGACGGACGAAAAGGCTGACGATGCCAGTAAGTAATTATTTTCAAAAATTTAGTCATACAAATGAACAAAATCTTCTTGAAGATTTAATGGTAGAAGCTATTCAAATTTATGGTCACGAAGTATCTTATTTGCCTAGATCAAAAAATAATGTAGATAATATATATGGTGAAGATCCTACCTCAACTTTTAATTCAGCAGTTCCTATAGAAATGTATATTAAAAATACAGATGGGTTTGAAGGTGAAGGAGCATTTGTTGGTAGGTTTGGATTAGAGATTAGAGAACAAGTAACTTTTTCTGTTGCAAGACGTACTTGGGCAGGAAAAGGTTTATCTTCTAGACCACTTGAAGGAGATTTAATTTGGTTTGATATGACAAAAAAGTTATTTGAAATCCAATTTGTGGAACATCAAGCCGTTTTCTATCAAGCAGGAAAACTTCCAGTTTATGATTTAAGTTGTGAATTGTTTGAATATAGTTCTGAAGATATTGATACAGGTGTTACTGCGATAGATGCAGTGGAAGTTGAAAACGCATATTCAGTAGAATATCCATTTTCGAGTAATTCAGGGCTTTTTACAACAAACGAAACTATTACTGGTACTAATTCATATGCAACTGGAGAAATATTACAAATTCAATCTACTGACACTGGAAATATTTTAAGAATTACAAATATTGTTGGTACTTTTAGTGCAGCTGAAACAATTACAGGTAACACTTCAGGAGTAACAGCAACATTAGGTGCCACGTCAACAGAATTTGCTGGTGATGCAACTGCTAATAATCAGACAATACAAACAGTTGCTGATGGTATTATAGACTTTAGTGAAGGAAATCCATTTAGTGAAGGAAGTTTTTAATGTTAGGACAGTATTGGTATCACGGATTAACAAGAAAATATGTCTCAATTTTCGGAACGCTTTTTAACGATATTTATATAATGCGTAAAAATAGTTCCGATAATGTAATAGAGACAATAAAAGTACCTTTAGCTTATGGGCCTAAACAAAAGTTTATGACCAGAATAACAGGTGATGCTAATCTAGACAAAAAGGTGGGGATGCAATTGCCGAGGATGGGTTTTGATTTGACTTCCATGTCATACAGTCCCGAGAGAATGTTGCATCCCCTTAACCAAAATAAAGCTATGTGGAAAGGACAGTTAGGAACCGTTAGAAGTCCAGTTCCATATGATTATGCTTTTACATTGTCTTGTTTTGTAAAGAATGCAGATGATGGAACACAAATAGTTGAACAAATATTACCATTTTTTAGTCCGGATTTTACAGTAACTATAAATGCTCTTCCAACAATGGGAATTAAAATAGATCTTCCTATTGTTTTAAATGGTGTTAATTTAGAAGATTCATATGAAGGTGATTACCAATCACGAAGAGCAATAGTTTGGACTTTAGATTTTACAGTTAAAGGTTATTTGTATCCAAACATTAAAGGTAAAGGTTTTGGTGACGGTAGCGATAACGTACCAACAGGTTTAATACGTACATCAATTATTAACTTTCATATATTACCACATAGAGATCCAGATTCAATAGAAATTGATAGAATTATATTAGAATCAGATACTGGTTTTGGAAAAGGTAGGGATGAATTATTAAATGAAGATAATTCTAAATTTATGTTAGAATCAACAAGAACAGATATTAATGCAGCCTTAGTAAAGTCAAGATATACAACTACGGTTGGCCCTGAATTGAATCCAGGAGATGATGATTACGAACCAACAGAAACAAGGGATTTCTTTGCAGAAGGACTTGAATGGGATCCTGCAACCGGTATTGATACATACGGGGGCACATTAGATATACAATCATTCGGTGGTACAAATGAGTAAGGATAAAATGGAAAATTATAAAGTGATTGATAAACAGGTTGATCCAAAATCAGTAGATGTAAAATTAGATAAGGTATTTGAAATTGCACCGGTGCCCCAAAATCAACCTGTTAAATATAAGACACCTGATAAAACATATGATGATACAGATACTGATTTTCAGTATGCACGTGAAAATATATATAGTATAATAGAGAGAGGGTCTGACGCCATGGAGGGCTTACTTGAAGTTGCTAAGGAAACAGAACATCCTAGAGCATATGAAGTAGTAGGTCAGTTTATTGATAAGTTAACAAATGCCAGTAAAGAATTAATGGGATTACATAAAACAAAAAAAAGTATGTCGGATGAAGTATTAGGATCTCCTCAAAATGTCACTAATGCACTATTTGTAGGAAGCACAGCTGATCTTCAGAAGTTACTGAAACAGAAATCCAAGGAGATTTGATGGATTCACTTTTTAGTGCAGTCAATTTGACAATGTTTGGAATTATATTATTCTCTTCATTGTTCATATTTTTATTCAATTATAGACACGATAATAAAGACAAGTATCAAAAAAATATTATTTTAATATTATTTGATCTTTTTATTAATATGGGTATGTCCGTTACCGGATATATTTTAATATGGCTGGTATTTGAAAACGTTCCTCAATTAGCTTCATATAATACATATAAATTTCCAATAGGATATTTATTTGGACTAACTTCTAATATAAGTATTCCAATTGTATTAAAGTGGTTTACATCAGAAATCACTAAAAAGTTAAAAGGCGTATCAAAAGAAGGGATTGATTGATGGCACAAAAATACAAAGACGAAGAAAGACAAACAGAAGGAAAATTTGAGCCGGTAAAAGAAATTGAAATAGAAACTAAAGATTTAGTAGTTTCTAGTAAGATATGGATTTATGTTATAATTGGATTATTGTTTTATTTAATTTTTCTAGTGATTCCAGATATAGAGGAAAAAGTTACATGGATGGAAAAAGACCTAAATTCTGTATTGGTTCAATCAGAACGATTCAAGAAATCGACTAGAGTTTTTGCAAAGGACAATCAATGTGCATCCTGTCACCTAAGTCCAGATTATCTTCTCCACAATCTCTTAATGAAATATCCTAGTTTTTCTGACATTAAAGCATTCATGTCAGTTGGCCACCAACGATATTATACTATGACCGCCCCGATTGCAGATGAGGAATTGTTAGCAATATATCGGGCACTACAATGATCATGATAGGCAAACTTGTTGCATCTTTAATTTGGGCATTTTGGATGATGGCAATGTCTTCTGCTGAAGGAAATCCTACTGACAAGTCAGAACCAGTAGTTGTTATAAAAGAAGAATATAATCCAACATATAGTTCAACATACAATCGTGTAAAAGAAAGAGGAAATGTCATTTGTGGTACTAATGATGAGTTTCCTGGCTTTTCTCAAGAAGCATGGAGTACTGAAGATGGTAGTAAGTGGGAAGGTTTTGATGTAGATATATGTCGTGCAGTTGCAGCCGCAATGTTCGGTGATGCAGATGCAATCGAATTTACTATTT